AAAACCTATAACGAAGGCGATGCCCCGCCTCCAGGAGAGTAGAATGGCTCGCAGGAAGAGAGACGCAGCGGACTCGAAAGACTACATCCCTCAGCCAGCCGCTACCGAGGCGGAAGTCCTAAGCATGGGATTCCCCAACACAGGGGATGCCGATCGTGACACTGAGACCTTCATGAACGATAGGGCCAGGGATGAAACTCCTCCACGAGACCGCGAAGATAAAGATTCTGAGGAAGATGAGACGGAGGGAGAGGAAGAGGATGAGCAAGAAGAACTTCAAGTCGGCGGTCAGCGTCTCCGCGTACGGAAAGATGTGGCCGCTGTTCTGAGAGCACAAGAACTCCAACTCTCCGAACTCCGTGCCCTTCAGAATCGCAACATTCAACCTATGCCCACCAACCAGCAGGAGGAAGAGGTAGATCCGCTGGCGGACGCAGAAAAGACTCTCTTCGCCGATCCCCGCGGCACCCTTCTCAAGTATGGTGAGCATCTCAAGAAGCAGGTCCGCCAGGAACTCACTACCCAATACCAGGCGGATCGCAAGACAGATCAATACTTCAAGGAATTCTACACAGAGCACAAGGATCTCGCCCCCCTCGATGAGACCGTCAAGGGCGTCCTTCGTGCCAATATCCAAGAGGTTGCTGCCCTCAACCCTAAGGCATCCCGCGACCGGCTTGCCCAGCTAGTCAGGATGCAGATCGACACCATCGTCAAGACCGTGGTTCCAGATGATGAGCGGCGAGAGGCCCGCCGCACTACCGTAGAAGGTGCAACTCGCGGGGGCACTTCCCGCCAGGGCAACAAGCAGCAAGCGCCGAGGCAGGAGGTTGTCAAATCCCTATCCTCTGTTATCAGGGATAGGAAGATGCTCCGGGCCAACGCGAGGACAGCAACCCGGTAGGAGTTCTAACAAATGGCACAGTTTCAGTGGCAGTTCGATGCGCCGACTGGAACGTTCAAACAGCACGCTTTGTCACAACGCCTATACGAGGCTGCTGTTGCTCGTTCCGTTATGATGGATCATGTTCGGCCTGTTGAGGGCTTCGGCAAGAAGATGGGTGAGAATGTCACCCTGACTCGGATCAGCAATGTTGCCGAGCCAACAAGTGCAAACCTGGTGGAAGGCGAGCGTATCCCCGAGGATTCGTTCACTCTGTCTACCACCAGCATCACGGTGAAGGAGATTGGGCGAGCGATCCCGTTCACCTCCTTCGCTCAGGATCTCTCTTTCTTCGATATCGAGAATCCTATTCAGAACAAGCTCATTGATCAAATGAGACTGGTGCTGGATGCAAAGGCAGCGGCGGCCTTCAAGACCGGCCAAATCAAGTACGTGATCACAGGCTTCTCGTCGGAGACAATAGCTACCAACGGAACCGCTCCGGCTCAGGCTACTGAGAATATGAACGTGTTCCACTGTGAGGAAATTCGTGACTACATGTTCGATACCCTCCAGTGTCCCCCCGCTGAAGGCGATGACTACATCGGCATCTTCCGTACCCTCGGACTGAGGGGTATCAAGCGCGATCCTAGTTGGGAGGAATGGCATAAGTATACCGATCCTCAGGCTAAGTATAATGCCGAGGTAGGGCGGATTGAGAATATCCGCTTCATCGAAACCAACCACTCTACCGCACTCTCGAAGATCGGCCTGAACTCAGTGTGCGGCGAGGGAGTTGTCTTCGGTGAGGACGCAGTCGCAATGGCTGAGGTACTTACGCCCGAGTTGAGGGCGGCCATCCCTGCCGACTACGGCCGCAGTAAAGGAGTTGCTTGGTACGGCATCCTTGAATTTGGCATTGTCTGGACTACCGCTAACGCTGGTGAGGCTCGTGTACTTCATGTGACCTCCACCTAACTGGTGGCGATTCCCACGTGACATGAGCAAGGTCGAGCGAACAAGACACACAGGAGAGTCAAGTGGCATATACTGATACCAAAGACGAAAAAGTCATCTATGGTGCTACCAGCGCGGGTGGCGTATTCAGTGGTACGGGCGATATCGCTTGGCTCCCTGTGGGCCTTGTGGCATTCCGTATCAGGCGGATTGCGGTTATGATCTCGACCGCCCTGACTGTGACTTCCAGCATCATCAGCTTCGACTTGCAGCCAACTGCTGGTTCTGCCTCCGGCCGTGTTACCGCCTGGGCAGGTACTCTCACTATCCCTATCGCTACCGGCTTGCAGGGCAAGGGCTTCGTAACGCCTGAACTCAATCTCGAGCTAGTCCCCGGCGCCAGGCTTGTAGTCAACCAGACGCAGGCATCAACCGCTGGTGCCGGCAGCATCATTGTGTATGGCGACTACAGATGGGATACGGTTGCTAACTTCGCAGCCCTGACCCAGCTCGCCGCCTGATAGGAGGTCAGAAATGGTCGCCCTTACCGCAGCGAACGTAGCTGTCACTCAGATGGACGTGGGACGCAAGTCCATAGCGGGGAAGAAGAAACGCTTCCGCGTTAAGCTCGTCTTCGGTGATGGCGCTCTCACCTATCCAGCGGGCGGCGTCCCTATGCCCTCCGCAGGAGGTCTCGGGCTAGTCCGCGTCTTGGACGGACTCGTAGATATTGAGGCAGCGTCCGATGATAGTAACCAATACAAGTACGACTTTGTAAACAACAAGATCCGAATATGGATCGGTACGACCGGCGTGGAGATGGGTGCGGTCGCACCTGCTGCCACTCGTACGCTCTATGCAAACGTAGAAGGATGGTGATAGATGCCCTTGACCCTCACGAAGGTCCACGTGACCGAGAAAGTACCTAACACGGACCAATCGAGGGTCACTCGCGTCAATCACTATGTCCGCCTCTACGCAGATAATGGCCCGCCCTGCTATCTCCAGAACGGAGAGGTGTACAGTGAGGGCGGGCCTCTTATCGACCCACCAGACTATCCGACCTGGCTCTGGGGCGAGATCAATAAGCTATCCCCACAAGCCCTAGAGTCAGTTCACTTCACTATCCCCGAGGATAGAGTGGTTGTTCCAGCCCGGAACGAGCCAACTGGACGCCAACGTAATAGAAGGTAACGGGACATGACTGTCACGGCATTCTCCGCTAGGGCGTTCGCAAAGGGTGTTCATGTCACCACCTGGGCGGTTGTGCCGTTCGCCTCTCCGTCCACAGGGACTCCTCAGTCCGCCGCCCAGTTCAATGACAAGTGCGTACAGGTGAGCGGCACCTTCGGTGCGGCTGGCTCTGCCACTATCGAAGGCTCCAACGACAATACCAACTGGTTTCCCTTGCATGATCCCGCAGGTGCTGCCCTTACCATAACAGCGGCGGGCCTGAAAGAGATCCTAGAGAACCCTCTCTACATTCGACCCAACGTAACTGCGGGTGACGGTACCACTGCCCTGACAGTCACGCTAGTACAAAGGAGCGGCTTCATCTAATGGAATACTCTGAAGCACTCGACATAGTCGCTCGCTCTCGCACGCAGTTTCAGGCTTTCGAGCAGCTTGATGAAGTCCTGAAGAAAGCCTCCGGTGCGGAGAATCATGTCAAGGAACTCGAGCAGCGGCGGGATGATCTGCAGGAAGAGATCAAGTATAATCAAGAAAAGCTGGATGAGATCAAGCAGAGTGTAAACGCAACAGCCGCTGACTACGAAGCTCGCCTATCTCAATTGAAGAAGGCAGAGTCCGCCGCTATCCAGGGAAAAGACAAGGCAGAAGCTGAATTGAAGAAAACCCTGATGGAGAACGCTAAGCAGTACCAGAAACAATCTGCACAGGCTGACGCAGAGGCTAGAAAGACCAAAAGGGAGTTTGACCAAGAGATAGAGGCCAAGCATCAAGAACTGGCAGATGTTGAACAGAAGATCAATAAGATGAAAGAGCTAGCCCGCTCGATGGCTTGATGGCGGCGCGCTCTATGGAGATAGGCGATGCCGTATGTCTTAACCACAGACCTTGTGAACGACGCCCTCCGCCGTGCCTCTGAGCCGATAGACGGCACATCTGAGTTTCAATCCGAAGCTCTTGACTATCTGAATAAAGGCTACTCGGGGCTGGCAACTGGTACCCTCGAACAGTCAGAGGATACCCACGTTCCCTGGTGGTGGCTGTGGGCTCCCTATCCTGGTGTGATCACTCTTCTCCCGAGCATAGGCGCTGGTCTCACCGCCACTGTGTTTACAACCGGCACGTCTGGCTCATTCAGCGCTATCCCCACCGATCCCCTCGGTACCAATATCTCCCTGCTGGACTGGAATATCAAGTTTGTGGGCACCAGCACGGCATCCTCTGCCCAGGACATGTTTCGCATATCTGCTCATGGGGTTGGTTCAACTAATTTCGTCCTAGATAGTCCATACACCGGTCCAAACGCTACGGTTGCCTTTAAGGCATATAAGCTCACCTACGACTGTCCTGCTGATCTTCTGTACATATCCGCCCCCCTGCGTGCCTATCAAACAGGTAAGGAGAAGATCAACGTCATATCGAAGCAGAATCTGGAAAGCATGTTCCCTCTCACGCAGATCACCTTCGGTATTCCCACCGATGCCTGCTTTGTGGCGGAACAGAAGCTGCGCTTCTCCCACTACGTAGGCGATGGCACTACCACCAAGTACGTAAGGGTAGATTTCGACTACGTACGGATGCCTCCCACCCTCACCGGATCTCCCTCAGAGGAACCACTTGTACCGCTCAATTACAGGTCAATTCTGGCGGACTTCTGCCTCCAGCAGATCTACATTGCCAAGAATGATGATCGTGCCGGAGGTATTGGCCAGTTGATAAAGGGTAAGATCAACGGCATGAGAAGGGAGCACATGGCTCGTCAGGGACGCACCACTGCGAACCTCGGCCGCGTCTTCCCTCGCCAGCAAGATCGTGCCTCCATCAGGGGACCGTGGCGTACTGAGTCCGGTCTGGTGATCGGCTACTAATGTATACCGGCCTTACATACCCCATCAACATAGGACAGGACGGCTGGTCTGCGGCCCGCTCTCAGACGCAGATCAAATCCACCCAATTGATCACCGCCCTCAACGTCACCTATGAGAATGGGGTGATGGGTAAGGAGGCCGGCGCTCTCACATATACTGCCGCTCCCATAACAGGTGCCCCACAGATAACCGCTGGAACTGACTATTGGCCTGATCCCAATACCCAGCGTATGGTAATCATGACTGAGACGGGGATCGTATACAAGGACAGTGGGCTCGGCACCTTCCCTGTCACCCTGATATCTGGTATGAACGCCCCCAATAGGACGCCGCAATTTGTAGCTGGTGGTAAGGAGACACAGGCGGCCAACAAGAAGCTCTTCCTCTTCACCGACACTAATCAGGTGAAAGTCCTATCTGGCGACGGCGTAACTATGACGAACATCGCCAGCCCTCCTGCTGACTGGACAAACGTGCGTCCCGTCTCTGGCTGTATCCATGAGAATAGGTTGTGGGGAGCGGCAGGTCATTTCGTCTACTTCAGTAATCCTGCCAACCATGAGGACTTCAACACCGCTCTTGTCTCCGGTATCCAAGCAGTATTTCCCGGTGTTGGAGATGAAATCGTCCATATAGAATCCTTCAAAGGAATGCTTCTTGTCTTTAAGAAGCCAAACGGCATTTATTTCGTTAATACGACAAGCGTAGACGTAACCCAATGGCATGTAGATCCTGTGTCCACCTCAATGGGTGCCGCAGGACCTGGCTGTGTTGTAGCCACTGATAACGATCTCTTATTCATGGACACCGCTGCCAACATCAATATGGCCTCCGCTGTCTCCCAGGAGTTACCGCAGGGTACCTTCGCTGCATCCTCCCTGACATTCGCCGCCAACATTAATCCGTGGATAACAGATAATGTCAACTTCGCACAGTTGGCCAACGTACAGGCTGTCTATTATCCCGCCAAGAGGGAGGTCCATTTCACAATACCGCTGCTCGGAAGTAATGTGCCAAATGCTCGCCTTGTGGTGGACTATAACCGACCAGACATTGTTCGCTTCCGTCAATCTCAACGGGCAACCGACGCAAGTATGTGGATGCGGAAGGACGCCAACTCTGTTATGAGACCGATGGTCGGCGACATGACTGGGAACGTCTGGTATCTGGATCAGGTTGTTCGCTC